AGCGTCGTTAGTGCCGCCTGCCACAAGGTTGCTGATGACAATGTCGTTTCCTGCAAGTTTCACGGTCAGGGTTTCACCATCTCCCGGATCTACAAGGTCGCTGCCCTTGACAATCTTCAGGGAAGTGATATCTGTACTGTCATAGACTGCTGCCTCATGAACAACAGCCTCGTGAACGGTGGTTACGGTTGTCGATCCCTCGCCCTTGGTTACGGTTACAGGGAAAAGGACATCGCCTTTCGAGAAGTCGCATCCTAAGGGGATAGCGGCATCAAATTCCACCTCGTCATAATTGGCATTGGTTGTTACAATAGCCTTGATGGTTCCGTAGTTGGAATCGTCAAAGGCAATGTTGTCACCCACTTTCCAGAAGCTGCCCTTCTCGATTTTGATTTTTTTAAGTGTGTTGTCTGCCGTAAATTTGGCTTGAACCCTTGCGTTTCTTACCACATACGCATTTTTAACCCCTGCGTAGGTATTATCTGCTACCACATAAAGCGGTGTCAGAGGGGGGATTTTCTCCTGTGCAGATAAATCTGTTACAGAGAGATTAGCACCTCCGGCCATCCTGTACCCCGATTTCACGTTGTACAACTCTTCGGCTGCTGCGAAAGTGCTGGCATCATAAGTTATTCCTGCTGCCATAATAATTTCTGTTTTTAGTTAATACTCATTTCTTTGAATCACTACTTGCCGCCAGCTTTTCGGTTTCGGCCTTTGCTACCTCGGCAAACGGATCACGATCCTTTTTTCCCTCGGAAGCTCCTACACCCTGGGAGCCGATACCCTCCTTGACAATGGCTTCCTTTTTGGCTGCCAGTATCTCACGGGCTTCATCCTCGCTCTCCACGGGCTTCATGCCTACCAAATGGCTTTCGGGCACACCAAGTCGCTTTGCCTCGGAACGTAGAAACTGGTTGAGCTTTTCCCGTTTTTGGTGCTCGGTAAATGCCATTGCCTTTTTCTCTACTTCGGACAGTTTTTCTGTCCATATCTTCTCTTGCTGCTCCTTGTACGATACAAACCATGACGGGGGTGATTCATCCTCGGTAATGGTCTTTCCATTGGGTTCTTCAGGTTTTTCCTGTTTATTCCTCGATTTCACAAGCTCAGCCGCCTTTCTTTCGGCTTCAACCTTAACCTTCTCGGCCACGTCATGGTCAAGCTGCCCGGCAAGTACCCGTAAGTCCTCCACCGCATCAGACAAAACGTCTTCCGTCAGTTCCTCGTCAGTTTTGATTTTCGCTGCCAGTCGTGCTGCCTTGCTCCTGATAGTCCTCTCGGACAGGGCGGTTTTTCCTAACCCCTCATTAATTTTTTGGTAGATTTTTTCTTCCATTTCTTTGTTCTTTTTTGGTTATTATCAAATTCGGTTTTTCCGATTTTCTGTTTGGGGCATAATGCCCTATCTATATTCAAAAAAAATTACTTCTTCTTGTTGGGAACAAACCCCCAACGTATCAATTCGGTAAACACCGTATTTGCCATCCATTCCATTATATATGCGTTGTTCTCGGTGTTCTCAAAGCCTGTGTTCAAATCCCGCTGCTTGGCCAAAATGTCGGCTGCATGGCGCAGTTCATGGACAATAACCCCGTAGGTCATCTTTTCGTACTCATGGTCAAAGTTCAAGACAATGAATATGCTCTCCACTCCTTTGTAACTCACCAAAAGCGTATGTCCGTACAATTCGCCTTTGCTTATCTCCTCAAAATTCGGGATAAGGGTGCATACCTTTTCATAGTCGTTACTTGCTACTATATATAGTTTCCCTTTGTAAATCGGGATGTCCTTTCCTTTTATGTAGTAATGCAACTTCATTGGTTCCTAATCAATACACCATGTCAAAGTATTTCTTGTTCTCCAGTATAAACCACGGTATCGTTTCCCTTGTCGCAGCCTGTGATATCCGCTCCCTGTTTTCCCTTACCCAATTATTGAAAGGTTCTGGGGTTTCAACCCTGTTTGTCGCATTTTCCTCCTCACCTAACGGGGCATCCGAGATAATCGGGGTGGCTACACAAAGGCAGTTTGGATGCCAGCCGAGGAACGTAAAGTCCTTCGGGTACTCCCCAACCATTGAATCACACAGGGGACAAGGGTACGAACTTCCACGTTGAACCTTTATCCCGACAACGAAATTCATCTGCCCCCAGCGGTCATGGTCAGCCATATGGTAGGCTCTGTTCATTGACGTTCTTGCAAGGCGCATGGCGTTCTGGTGCGAACTTCTGTACACTCCTGCCCCGGGGTGGTAGTCCTTTGCTGCTTTACTTAATTTCAGCTCCCCGTGATTATCCCTCACCCTTCTATACAACCTGTCAGGCTCGTTCAGGTACTTTTTCAAGTCTTTGGTTATCGCTGCCGCTCCCTTGCCCTCACGGATTCCTGTGTCAAGGATAAGCTCCATTTGTTCCCTTAGTCCCTCGCCAAGTTTCCATACTCGTGTGGAAAGCCTTTCCCCGTGGAGAATGGAATTGGGGGTTATCATTCGGTCGGAAAGTTTACCTGTGGCTCCAGCGGCCTTCAACAATGCCTTGCTTTTCATTTCCGAGATGCCAACGGCAACACTTACCCCACCTGTGTACAAGGCCATCAAATCGGCCCTGAAGTCGCTTAAAATGGATTCCACCTCCGAGTGTGCCCCGACACTCTTAAATGAGAATATCGCATCATTAACCTCATGCTTTGCACCCAAGGCAATAAGCATACGGCTGTACTTCACATACAGCTCGTCTATCTGTCGTGCCAGCTTGTTGGCCGCTGCCCTTGCTTTTCTGTCGTGCCAGTTCATATTAGAATGTCGGTTCGGTTATGTCCATCAATCGTAAATTCTGCTGTCTTTGTTGTTCCTGCGCCTTTTCCTGTGCCAAACGTTCCAACTCCAGCCCGTGATTTTCCACCAGCGGGTTCTGACGTACTCCGCCCTCAATGCTCAACACTCCCGCCTCTACTGCGGTTTTTATATTTGTCAAGTCATCAAGCACATCATCGGGCATCGGGGAGGCGAACTCGTAGCTTATATCCAAAAGGTCAATCTTCCCGTCTGAATCCAGTTTTGGGAATAATACTTTCATAACGGCCTTTACAAGGTTTATCTCACGGTCTATCAGCTCCCCGTATCTGTCCTGGTGGTTTTTGGCTTTCAATAAGGGAGCCATGAACACATACTGCCAGGCTTTACCACTTGGTACACTCATGCTCTTTATGGAATCAAAGCTTATGTCAGCCGAAAAGGTCATTCCGTAAATCAATCTCTCCAAGGTGTGATACTCGTTTGTTCTGTTCTCCGGGGCCGTGTCATAGGTTAAATACGCCACTTTTCCGCCATTCTGCACCTGTATGACCGCTCCCGTGTCTTCCGAATCGGGCAAACCCTTTATGATTCCCTCGCCAACCAATTTCGGGTCAGCGAAATAGTCGTTCACATCGGCATCCTTGCATTGTATCTCCTCTCGCCTTTCAATCAGCGGTTGAACGCCATCCCACTCAACGGGTTGCTCGTAGATAATAACAGGAATCTTGCCGATGAAGTTTGTTTCAACATCTACTTTCCAGCCTATGCCCGAAGTCTTGCCCCTGTATATCTGCTCGCTTGTGTAAACGTCAAAGTGTTTCTCTGTTGTCTTGTCGTTGTTGGTCGTTTCGTAATACCGCCCAAAGACTATCAGTTTCCCGAACTCGTCTTTCTTGTAGTATAAGTGGTCGCCTTTTGAATAGGCCAGAACCTTTGTTTTTAGGGCTATGTTTCCACTTTCATCAAGGTACAGGTGGTACAGCTTGGCAGAGATGGTTTCGGCCCCTGCGAGGGTCTTTGCCTCCCTTATGGTACTGTGGAAACGGGTGTCTTTGATAATCCCCATGAAGGCCACAAAAGCCTCGTCTGCCTCTTCCGTTTGATTGGAGAATGTCCCCTGCTCGCCAAAGAGAAAGGCCGTTGCTTGCTGGTTTATCATCCGCTGAAAAGGAATCGGGAGCTTTGCCGTTACCTTCGGCTCTTTGCCCTTTCTTTTCTTGTCGGGTCTGTTGGCTGCATTGTGCAGCGTTGGATCGTACTGCGAAAGAGCCGTGCTTATGCGGTCATCGAAGTTCTCCAATCGGTCTTTGGCACGGGTCAAATCGGCCTCGCTCAATAGTTCAACCAATTCCTGCTTGCGACCCAAAGCTGCGTTCAGCTCGTTTTTCAATACCTTTATTACGCTGTTTATCTCTATTGACATGGTGTCTAATTTTTTTATGGCATTTTTTTATGGCGTTTGTTTTGGCATCTGTTTTATAATCCCAGATCATCCTTGCTTATCGCCCCCACATTGCGCCCCAACGTCTTTTCGTACACCACATACCGCACGGCATCCATAGCGTGGTCAAAATCCTTCACTGGCTGGTTGACAAACCCGCCATCCTTATTCTGCTCCCAGACGTAGTTCTTTATCTCCCGTATTACATTGTGGCTGCTCTGTGTGATGTAAATGTCAAAGGTCTGCATCTTTGTTATCCCTGCCTGTACACTCCCGGCAGGCTTGCTGACAGGTGTTACCCAAAGCCCCGCATTTCGCAGCTCGGCAATCAGTCGGGGATCGGCACTCTCGGAAACAATCTCCTCACGATAAGGAGCCAGCGCATCTATCAGATTGTCGGTCAGCATATGGGTTGCATAGAACAGCTCATGGATATAGATCGCTCTTGCCTCTATGTCCAACCCTACAAGGACTGCTGCCGAAGGGTGGTTTGAAAATCCGAAGTCCAGCCCTATGTAACGCTTGCGAATCGAGGGCGGTATCTGCTCCACCAATGACCAGTTTGTAAAGATGAGCCCCTCGACCGTCGACTGCTGACCCTGTCCGTAGATTGTCCACAAGGAGCGGTTCTTGTCCCTCAAATCCTCTATCTGCTCAATGACCCTCTGCTCCAGAAACGGGTTGTCCTTGTAGGTGGTTATGAAGTGGAACGTCTTTTCATCCTTATTCAGTTTGCTTATCCAATGCTCATCGGTAAAGCTTGGATTATAGTCCAAAATCGCTAATTGGGTGGTACGCATCTGCAACTGCTGCCACTCGATAAACGTTAATTCGTTTGCCTCGTTGACAAAAAGTATATCCCTTTTTCTTCCCCTTAGCTTCTCCTCGCTATCGGTGGAGAAAAACTCAAACCAGCTCTTGTTGGGCAGGGTGTAAATCAAGTCCGATTTGTTAAATGCCGAATCATCCCATAGCTCCATACGCAAGAGGATGTCTTTGAAGTCCCTCAATACGGAACCCTTCAAAGCGGGTAGGGTAGCTCTGACAATTGAGCATGAGGTTTCCTGATTTAACAGAAGCCGCTGAACGAGCCAAAGGACAATGTTGTATGTCTTTCCCGACCGTGAGCCACCCTGTGCCGAAATCACGGAAAAGTCCCTTGACGCTTCTTCCAGCCTTTGAAATACGTTCGTTGTCTTTACCCTAACCTTCTCCATTGACGATCTCTATCTCTATCTTCGGCAAAAGGTCTTTGCCATCTTTGCCTGTTAATTCAATATAATTCTGGTTCAGCATCTTCCGCTCCTCTGGTGTGCAGATAAGCCTGTAAAGTGCCAAAAGCTCGGATGCCTTTGGGGACTTGTACAGCTTTGCCCGTATTGCGGATTTGGTGCGAATCTTGTTTTGCTCCAATAGGCCTTTTAGGTCGTTAAATTCGTTAGAATCTATTGGGAAATACTCGTAGAACGTAGGCTTTGAACAGGGGATAAAAGCAACTACATCCTCAATAAAGAAAAGGTTGTTTTCCTTTATTGCGGTTTCTGCCTGCTGGTATAGCTTGTCCCTGTCGAATGCCATGTCTTGCTATTTATCCCATGTATTATTTCTTCCGAAATGCCCCCATTCTGCGGTCTTTGCATATATAGGCTTCAATAAGTCCAGTTGTTCTATCATTCCCCTTGGGGAAAGGTCGTACCCTTTTATCGGCTCGATATGCCCATCAATGATTGCCGTTGCTTCAACTGGCTGGTCGTGTCCTATGGCGTAAGCAAGCCATACGTAAACTTCATTGGCACATTTTTTCTTTAATATATCAACGGCTATCTTTCTCGCCATATACGCACCACTTCTATCTACCTTGCTTGGGTCTTTACCGCTGAAGGCTCCGCCACCAATCGGTACGTGTGGGCCGTAGTTATCAACGGCCAGCTTGCGCCCCGTAAGGCCCGTGTCGGCATCAAATCCACCACACGACCAATCTCCTGCCGGGTTGGCGTAAACGTTGTATCCATCTCCTCCGAAATAACCCCTTACCAAATCCTCAATCTCTTTTGATGTTGTGTTCTGGAAACTCGCGACCACACTTACCAGTTCATTGTGGTCGCCAAGCGTTACCTGCGTCTTTCCGTCTGTTGGGAATTGTTCATATATATAACGGCACAGATTACGGCTCATCTTTACCTCACGTGGTATCATCTCTCTTGTTTCGCTTGTTGCGTATCCCACCATTATTC